GCAATCCCCCCCCCCCCCCCACCTCCACCCGTGCCAATAGTCCATTGTCCAATAGTTGTGTCCCCCCCCCGACTGCCAGGCTTACCCGGGTCGCCATGTGCGTTATTATCTGGTGAACTGTGGTTACTGCCTCTACCCCCCCCACTTCCACCATTTCCAATAGTGATATAAAAAGAGTCATTTTCGTTTACATTTACACGCAAATATCCATATCCACCATATCCACCCGAACCACCGGCACCCCCCCACGACCACGCGTCGTACCCCCACCATGCCCTTGAATTCCCCCCCGCACCTCCACTGCCACCATTGCCACCATGCCCTTGAACGGTTAGTCCCTTCGCCCAGGCTGGGGGATAAATAGAGTTGCTATCATTGACCTCATGTGTGATTCCTTTGGTAGTTGTACTTATATCTGTGCCGTTCAATAAATATCCGGAACTAGTTTTTAAGGTTCCCCCGTCCAATCGATCATTTGAGAAAGGGCCGTTATGCAGTGTACGAGATAGAGGTGTGTATTTTCCACCAAAATTGTCATTACCAGTATTAAATATGTTATTATTAAGTTCAACATTCTTAAACGTAAATTTCGGCATGTATGAGTGTATATACTAATTCACTAAAATAAATATAAACATTGAACTTTATATTTGTTATTACATCCTTACTATGGAAGATACATTTGAGATAGATAACATGGAATTAATGTATGTTAATGAGAATTCATTATCTAAAGAATTATGCGATGAAATGATACAATTATTTGAAAGATCGAATAACCGTTACACTGGCATCACTGCTAGTGGTGTAAATTCACAAATTAAAGATACAACTGATTTGGTAATATCAAGTAATCCGGAATGGTCGGAGATATCTAAGACATTGTATAGAGAATTACAACATAATATAAGCAAGTACGTAAATAAATATAACAATATGTTTGATGATTATACTATTTTTCATCAATATGAATTAGAAATTCCTTCAATGCAAATGCAAAAATACAACAAAAATGTTGGTAAATATGTGTATCATAACGATTTTAGATGTGATTTTAAAGACTCAATAGTTCGCCAAATAACATTTCTTTGGTATATAAATGACGTGGACGAAGGAGGGGAAACTGAGTTTTGGTCTAAATATAATATTAAACCAAAAACTGGTAAATTGGTATTATTTCCAGCACATTGGACGTATCCACATTCAGCAAAAAAACCAATTTCAAACGACAAATATGTGATAACGGGTTGGATATGGGAACGCCATGGATAGTTTTGCCAGTCACTCTAATCAACAACTAATGAAATCATCTTCAAATAACTTTCAAAATCCATATTGTTATCAATATAATTATCTGGATTTTCCAGTATAGTACTAAACCCTTCTAAATCGTATAGAGGTCGTTGTGGTGTAACCATACGATATTCGGGGCATTTGTTTGAAATGGCTGGACTTCGAATAAAGAAGAATCGATCTTTCAATGGATTTCCCCCCATGATAATCCAATCCACTTTCAAATTCAAATTTTCAAGTGGAGATTGTGAAAATAGCATAATTGGCAATTTCAATTCAGATGCTAATATCCACATGTCGAGTGTTGTTAAATAATAGTCTTCACTCGTAATCAAATCTTCCATTGTAAGTTTATTTTGAATCACCTTTTTTATCATTGATAATTTACCATTTTGTTTTCGCAAAATATCATATACCTTGGATTTATTACTTGACTCATATTGTTGATATAGTTTTATTAGTTTCTTTTTCAATTCACCAAGAGTGACTTCTTTATTGTAATGTTTTTGATATATCATTTGAATCAAATAGTAACTACATACATGAGAACATTGATATATAGTTTCATTTGAACCATTTGGAAATATCTGTTTCCACTTGCTTTGGCTATTTCCTATTACCCCCTCCAACTCTTCTTTAATACATTCACCAAGTGCCGATTTACCTGGCACAATAACATCCATATCATTTTGTTGTGAGATACTAATTTCAGATGAATATGTTTGTGTATTGGCTGGTTCTGAATTATCAAAATTCAAGTTGCGGATATACTCGTTTGTGTAAAACGCTTCTAGATTATCCCAATATTCATCCGTCAATATGGATTGTAACAATATTACTTCATCTGAATTTACTCTGTAATCTGTGGTACCTATATTCAGATATCGGTTCGGTTCCATCATAAACAATCGAACGCGTTTGTACCTAATCAGTTCATCTGCTATCCGTCCAAAATATAATTGTTCGTTATCCATTCCACTCAATAAATTTTGACTTGGTATTACCAAGTGATGATTATCATTCTTAACAATACAATATGGTTTATTTTCATTATATTCCGTACAGTCTGTAATGGATGTCGACCCCATTGCGTTTAATATTGATTCGTCCATATCATCAAATGATATTGTATTACGGACCAGGTATTTTATCAAAATTTCTATTTTTTTCAATTTGATTCGATATAAATAACGATTGTCATTTAAAATATCACTGATTTTTTCTTTCAATGTAAATTGTGCGGGGTCATTCAAAAGGATACGTATTGTATTTTTAAAAGATGAATAAAACTGTGTTTCCAGATGTATATTTTGAACGGTCGCAGTACGAGCAGTATCTTGCGAAGTAGTGGTTTGTATATTCTTGTCTGCTTCGTAATAACCATTATCTCGGTAACTAGTTGTCTTTATAAATGCGAGTCCATCATCTACGTCGTTTGTAATAGGTGGATTTATTCCGATAACTTGATTGGTTTCTGTTAATATACCAACAATTAGACCATCTTCTACAATTTTTAACAATGGTTTGCATAAAATTTGCTGATTGGTATTTTCACTAATTTGTGAAAGGATATCACGAGTAGCAGTGTATTCCGACCATTTAATATTATCCATATATACAACATTAATATTATGTAATACTGAAGACGGTAAGGTAGGCAAAAATAATGAATTGTTATTTGCATCACTTGGTTTGACAATAAGGCCAATAATTTTCCCCCTGTAATTAGCGACTTGTGAAACAATATTGTAGTGAAGTTTATTCAGTATATCGTATATCTCATTAGCAGAAATATTTTGCTTATATTTGTATTCTTTTGGCATACTTGGTAACGGCTTACAGTATTTATTCGAGGTGTTTTGTATTTTATTGATTACTTTTTGTAATTCGGGCAAATTTTCATTACCTGCGAAAGTAGAAATTCGAGTAATATCAGTGTTTGTATTGTCATATACAGAGACGATCGCGTAATAATTATCTTGTTCTACAAGAATCATAGTATTTTTGTTTTTATTGTATATTTCCGAATTTTGCGAATTTGTGGGACATATCATCTCTACATTATCTGTAATATCATTGTCGGAAATACTGAGTACCACCATATTTAACCCGCTCGGGAATAGTTTTGAATTAGGCGATGTAATGATATCCCATAGATATACATAATCAATCCAAGAATCGTCATCTCGTAAATATCGAATGAATGATTCAAACGCAGAAACGGTCGATTCGTAAAAATCCATTTGTGCGCGTATATTTGTATCCAGTGATTTGTAAAATTCACTATTTGTATGGGCGTTCAATACACTTTCTTCAATGCGGTATCGTTTTGGTTGGAATGTAGACACAAGTGATCCATTATGATACTTCAAAAACATATCTATTGTCAATGATTCGGCTATAATAGTTCTCATTTTTGATATTGTAGGAACCGGTATTTTACGAGAATGGTAATTATTTACATCCGCATATACAGTTGCTATACATCCAATAAAGGATTGATGATATTTATTTTCAACAGTATATAATAGATATGCTTTGTGTCCGGGTTTGATTTGTTGTTGATTTTCGGACGATATTATATTATTATAATTAACGTTCAAAAATAATTGTATTGATCTAGGTAAAAATACCCACCCTCCTTGGTTTTTATAAAAGGAAATTTTAGAAAAGTATTTAACAACATTTTTATTTTCGGTAACTGCTTTCTTACCTATCACTTTCTTTTTTTTATCTACTTTGCTTTCATCGCGTTTAGTCCCGTCGATTACTCCCTTCCAATTGGGGTCTTCGGGTTCATCAACATCATCTGTACTAATCCCCCATGTATCTCGTCGTGTTTTAAGTTGATTCGCACTCCAATCTTTACTAAAACAACACGGTACACCATGGGTGGGGTGAGTTTGATCGGGTAAAAATCCAGGTGTATGATGAATGTATTCTCCTTTTGCATTTACATGGAATCGTTCTTCAGTAAATTCGTGTGTATTTCCCGAACATTCTCCCGAATCTATTTGTGATTTTGTCATAGGTTTATTAGTTGTTAAACACCAATACCTAGGACATACAAACCAATGTTTATCCTCTGTATCCATACCATATCGAAGTGCGTATCCATACGCATCTCTATTTTCTTGATCTATTTCTGTTTTCTCTTTATCTGTAAGTATAATAGGTTGTCTAGACAAATTTGCGGGACACGCGCGAGTGTAAACTTTATAGTCACCTTCTTTTTTTGTCAATATAAGACCGGGTTCAAGTGTTTCCAACTTATCTAACATATATTTTCCAATATCCAAATCTTTAACTTCTGTTTTTTTAACCTTTGATCTATTGGCACCTCCCATTGTAATATCTTGGTTTACTTCATCGTCCGAATTATCACTTTCGTCATCCTCATCTGAATCATTACCCTCATCATCATCGAAAAAAATTCCATCATCATCTGAATCAGAATCGTCATCGTCAGCGTCCGCATCCTCACGTAATAAAATATCATCTTGAGAAATTGGACTAATTGACTTGGTTGACGGTCGGATTACATTTTCGATTGTTAGTTCAGATACATTACTATTTTTCCCCGAACATAATTGTTTGACATTTGTATTAGAAACACCTTCAATTCCAATCTTCTGTGAAACTCGTAAAAAACTATCGAAATACAGTTTGAGTAATTCAATATAGGGCACATTCGTAATATGAGAGACTTCGATATGTAAGACATTACCGTTTTTGATTTTTCCAATATCTACTGTAAACCCTGGATTTTCAACAATATCAATATTTTTATTCACATATTGACCGTTTATTCTTGTAAACTGATTAAAGTATCCTGCGAGTTCAAGTAATGCCTGTTGTTCGGTTAAATTATAATTAGTTATTAATGCTTTAATAACATCCCCTTCACTGTTTGTTCGTTTAAATATATCGGTAATCATAATATGAATGGCGTTCATTTGGTTGTAACTATTTACGCGTTTAAAATTCATCACTAATTTATTTTTATCGACCGATTGAATTTCAAACATACTAGTTAAACAAGGAGAAACGTCCTTGAAGTTGATATCATTTTTCAGAGGAGACCATACCTTATAGATGATATTCTGAATCTCTACACTCGAATGGGTTAACCCATTAAACGATTGTAATTTATATCCTATATGATGAAGGTTTTCATTTAACGATTCAATGGTTGTATTGATAATGTTGCTTAATAATAATTCTAGGGCACCAACGTTAGGTAACGAGAACTTGGCAATGCTCCTCGGAATTTCTAACTCTTTTAATGTTAAATCACACAAAATATCGATATTACCATTCTGATTAATACTTATAATAATATCAAATAGTTGGTCTTGAATACTTTCTTGTATAATAAGTGAAATTTGATTTGTTTTTCCAATCGTTTTGGAATATTTCATAATATGTTCTTTTGAAAGAAATGGGATTTGTTGACCGGTTTTAGTAACCTGTTTGGAATATGCCCTATATATTTTTTCAAATCTTACTCCCGGATTATATTTAATGAATTGAATGATTGGGGTAGCATGTAGTGTTTTAAATATAACATCTAGTGGCAACTTTACACTTGATGCCGGATGGATTGTAAATTCAATCAATTGAATGCCGTTTTGTGAGTATTCAATATCTTCTCGTTTTCCATTATTATATATTTGATAAATAGTGCGTAAATTCTCCTCGGTTTTCAAAAATGATTTGTCGAATAATTTTTCGTTTTCAACGAGTAAGTTTTGTTTTTTAGTAACCAAATCATTCCCAGTCGAAACGCCTTCTTTTTCAAGAAGAGGAAAATACAATCCAATAACATATTCATCACTTAATCCTATAGTTTGTGAATATTTTAAAACGTCGGCTGTAGTGGTTACGTATAGAGTGTTATTGATTAAATTGCCATATGATAATAGTACATTGTTCTCGAATGATATTAATGGATTGTCGTTGGTATGGTGAAACGGATTATTTTCTGCATTGATAATATTATACGGATTTGCTTGGAATAGCAACTCGGGTTTATTATTTGTAAACCGAGGTCCAATCGGAATCCATTGCTCTTGTTTACCTTCAATCGATGGTATGTATTTTACTAAATCTTGATATGAATATGACTCTTGTATAGGTATGTTATTAATAATGTTGACATCGCGTATACCTAAATTTTGTAATAATTGTCCGAGAATAACAGAATCCATAGATATTTGATTGTCATGAGTGAGTACATTATAAATATGGAATAATGATAAATCGCTACGTACCTTTGAAAAAAGGTATAATTCGGGATAAGATACAATATTTGTACCGATTTCCGAAACAATTTTCTTTTTTATAGACCGAATTGTATCATCTTTATAGATTTGATGTGAAGAAAATACAACATCTACATTATTCAGTTCTATATCTGCGATTTCATCTTCACTAAACATTTCAGACAATTGATACGGATCATTATTACCGGAAAATAGTATGATTTTATTTTCAGACTTACTCGAATCTAAATAATGTATTTTAAATAATTGGTCTAATGGAAGTTTCATGTTGCTTGTAGGTGACCCGCCCGTGGTTTTCATTTATATACTAGAGGGGTATAATTTATGATATGGTTTGACGTTGAATCAAATCATATCTGTCTCAATGATTACATAGTAAAGTATTATGTATTGTTACCTAAAATGAACTGTTTGGACGATTATTATGCTTCATAAGTTCGTCATTTGACATTTCGCGACTTGCCATACCACCGCGAACCCATCCATCAAGTGCTGCTTCTTCCACTGTATGAGATGCGTCATTTACGCGTTCCTCCATTTTTGCGTCGGTTGGATATAGTTGATATTGTGAAAATGATTTGTCCATGATAGTAGATACACTTTTTTTACCGGCAACTACTTCTCCGTGTTGAAGTTGCGATTCCATTGCTGGGTCACAACTACCACGTCCTAAATAAGGTACAGTTGCGAATGGGCGTTGAAACAATTGTAATTTTTCTAGGGGTTGTGTTTGTTCGGTCTTATAAAAAAGGTTTGATTCATTGTCAACTGAACTTCCACTAACACCATTTCCATGAGAAATACCACTAAACATCATAGTTGGTTGTTCTACAGCAAATTTTACGTGGTCTGTTGAAGAATTTTCACTAAAATAATTTGCTAAATTGCGATTAGCAAATCTTGTATTCTGAATGCTATTTTGGGTATTGTCGGCGTTATCTGAACCAATACGGTCAGTCTTGTTGAAATAATAAGGACTAACGGATGACATCTATTTATATTATAGATAGAGAATGAATTTCTATATAACCGGAATATATGGAAATTAGAGATGAATTAATAATTGGTATGTCTTGACATATTTCGCGCACATGCAAAGTTATTGCCTTCTTTACATGAAGTCATACTTCCGTAACAAAATTCACTAAATGCCTGTTGATCGTTAGGTATAGTCGTACTTGGGTTTGAATTAAATGGACGTAACGATTGTTCGAATGTATATTGATCTCCTAAATCTTTGAATAGTTTATCCGCAATATCCGGTTGGTCGGGGTTTGCTTCTATAACAAATTCTTTCGCATTATTTAATATTGTGTTACCCACTTCTTTGTTAAAGGATGCGGGAGCAGGTTTTTTGTTTGGATTGTAATCATAATCGCTCATTAATACATTGCCAAACGGATTACTGGGTTCGGGTTGAGAGAACAAATCTGTTGGGATTTCTTCACCTGATTGTGTTAAATAATCCATGGCTGGATTTCCAAAACCTTCTTTGATTTCTTGTACGACCTTCTTCGACACAATCTTTTTTTTCTCTTTTTCGTGGTAATAATGTAAAATGTAAATGGAACCGATAGTAATTACACCAATAATTAAATGACGAATGCTTTTGAAAATAAACAGATTAATTAACGACAGTAGAATAACCGTACGTGTTACCGAGTTCAGTTTTTGTTCGTATGTCATATTTTCAGTTGGAAAAAATTCGGTTAAAAACTTTGGCGAAAATAGAACATTTGGGTCTTTTCCCCAAAACATAATAGATGGCGAATCGTGGGTTTCATTATCTACAACGTCATCTTTTATTTCTGTAGGAGTTAAAATATCACTCATTACTTATCTTAATCTATATATAAATTCACATATATTTCCGCCTTGCAACATGATATATTCAAAATCACTAAATATATCAGATTCATTCGAGTTTCTTTTTGATACACGTATCGTCAATTTGGAACGTTTCTTCCTTTTTATGGTTAGGTACAATTTTTAAAATACACTTTGATTTCTCACCATAAAGTGGTTCAGTGCACCCATTTTCTGATTTTTTTCTAGTTTTAGTCGTACATATCTTTGTCACTGGAATAGTACATCTCGCACGAAAGTGCTCGTAACGTTCCCTTACTTCGTCATACGATAGTCCTGAACGTTTTCCTAACATAGAATTAATTAATTCATGTAGTTCATATACATACTTTGAAAATGTTTCTCTTGACTCCATGTGTTTCATTACCAATGGCAATTTTTTAAAGTTATCTACCAAATTTGCCCTACATTTACCACAAGGCAATATATGTTTTAAGTCCAATATGTATTTTCTATAATGTTCTTTGTCTGATTTAGACGGTGAGATTGGATAATTGAAACTTATTGTATGGAGTGAGTGCCAAAGACTTGGTCCCCAAACACTGGTTAACATACCATCCCCGCTATTATAATCATTTAGAGAATATACGTTTTTATTTTTAATTGTTTTATTCTTTCCCATTTACTTATAGAACGCAGATAAAAGATTATTCACTAAATAATTGTATTCCGTTTACTTATTCGTTTTACAAAGACAAAAAATATAAACGATATATATATATTATGCCTGGTCTAACTGAAACTGTTGGTAAAATACTCGGTCCTTACTATAAATATATTATAGGACTAACCGCACTCATTATATTCGGGTATGCGGCTAACTATGGATATAGGGTATATTACTTAAACAAAAAAGCAAATAAATTCGCAAATGTACCTAACGCAAACCGACGTTTTAAAGAAGTAAGTATTATGTTCTTTCATGTAGATTGGTGCCCGCACTGTAAAAGCGCATTACCCGACTGGAACAATTTTAAGAAACAATATAACAACAAAGAAATGAACGGATATGTAATTAAATGTAGCGATATTGACTGTACCAAAGAAACTAGTGAAGTACAATCTATGATGACCAAATATAATATTGAGTCCTATCCTACAGTGAAAATGTTGAAGGACAATAAAACGATTGAATTCGAATCTAAAATTACATTATTTTCACTTGAAAGTTTCGTCGAGTCGATGGTTAACTAATTTGAAAAATATCTAACACTATGTCGTATCAGTTGATGTGAATGTTGCCGTAATTACATCAACTCCCTCTTGTATTAATTGTATTCGATTATCAATCTCGGTTGTTGTAGAAATGACATCATAAATAGACATACGAATAGACTTTATTCTAAATTCGTTTTTAATACGATGTTCTCTTACTGAAAGAAAAGCACTAATTAATTTCTTCATTATTAGTAGTCCATAATCTAGAAGAGAACATGATTCATTAAATACATCTTCATCATGTGCGTTCATATCATTGCATAATCCAATTATTTCGTCACTGTTAGCACCATTTTCAATACATTTATCCAATGGATAATTCAATAGCATGGCACCGTCGCAATAGCATTTGGAATTTTTTATAAATGGTGAAAAAATAATAGGTATCGCAGATGACGCATAAACCGCATCCATCAGTCTCCAGTCAGGATGTGTCTTATATGATATATCTACTACCTCAAACCGCATGACATCGGTCGTGAATATATGAATCTCCTTTTTGGTAATATCGTAAAAATCCTGCATAGTTATATCAATCGATATATCTTTTCCACTGAATAATGGAACAAATGTATCTTCTATTGTTTTCATTCCAAAAATACCACGTTGTTGAAGTGAATCAATGATAGAATATAAGTTGAATTTAAATACATTATTCCATGGCCGTTTAATTAAATAGTCATCAAGGGTATCCCAATCATAATCTAATGCCAATATTACTGCGATTATTGATCCAACAGATGTGCCATAAATAGTTTCTATATCCTCAAGTTTCCATAGTTTACGATTATGACATTCTCTTAACATTCCATAAAATGAAAATCCGGTTACCCCACCACCCGAACAAACTATATGTCGAATCACTGAACTCGACGCAGACATATTAGTAGTTATACGTAACAATTATCTATATAATTTCTGCATATTTGTATATTATACAAATATGTCGATATTTATTCAAACGGATGAAGACGACCAGTTACAAAAAATGAATATAGACGAATTATTTGAAAAAAAACAACAACGCGATTTGAAGGAACGAGGTATTTATAACAAAATACTGAATCGAGTTCATACTCGTATCAAATTCACGTCTAGAAGTAAACGTAATGAAACTCATATTTGGTTTCAGGTACCGGAATATATTTTTGGAGAACCTGTCTATAAACAAGGAGATTGTGTAGGGTATTTAGTAGCAAAACTAGAGGACAACGGATTTCATGTACGATATATTCATCCAGGGACATTATTTGTAACATGGAAAAATTGGATACCTTCGTATGTCCGCAGTGAACTTAAGAAAAAAACTGGAGTCATTATTGATGAAAAAGGTAATATTATCAATAATGATGATGGTAACGAAGACGACGATTTAGACAGCAATTTATTTAATAATAAACCAAATAATTTACAAAAACAACAGCGTGAATACACTGACCCAAGTGAATACAAACCAACGGGTAATTTAGTATACCGTCCTGAAATGTTCGAAAAATTAGAGAAGAAAGTTACATTTTCATAAGAATCTTACGCGTTTGGTCTTCTTACCCTTCTTTCGCGATTTACGTCGTTTTCGTATTGTCTTTTTAGGCTTTTTGGACTTTTTACTTTTTCCGCCACCCACGATTGTGTCGTTTTCTTCTGTTCTTTTCATTCCTTCGGTTCCCTTCATTTCATTTATTCCTTCGGTTCCCTTCATTTCATTTATTCCTTCGGTTCCCTTCATTTCATTTATTCCTTCGGTTCCCTTCATTTCATTTATTCCTTCGGTTCC